GCTGGCTTTTTTCTTGCTGGTTTCTTTAAAGGAAGTGTTACTTTACTACACTCACACTCAGGAATCCCATCAAATGCTTTGCCTGGAATAAGAATAGCTAGATTTTTCTGACATCGAGAACATTGGATTCTTGAATAGTTCTCTGTATAGAACTTTCCTTGTAGTCTTTCGTTTGGTATATCTTTTTTCATATTAACCTCCTAATGTATTTCCGCCAACGCCAGATTCAGATCCCCATAGTAAACCTTTTCTGCCTTTTGCTAGCCTTGTTTTTCTTTCTGTAGCCTTTGCATCTTCTTCTTGTTGAGCTGCTTCAGTTGCCGCTGTTTCTTCTGCTACTAATGCTTCTTGCTTTGCGATCTCTTCTTTTTGGATTGCTATCTGCTCTTTTGCTGATGATGCTTGCATTTCTGCTGCTGCTGCTCCTTTTTTAGCTGCCTCTGCTGCTGCTCCTGCTGCTCCAACAGTTGCTCCTGCTGCTCCACCAACTGCGGCCATACCTACTGAAGATAATCCTCCGACAGATCCTAAAAAACCTGCTCCTCCTGACAATGCACCCACTGCTAACATTCCTAGAGGATTGCTCGTTAGCTTCTTAAACGCTCGTGATATTCCACCCATGTTTATCCTTTTTGTTTTTATTTCAACCTATTATATCATAAGTTCATAGATATTATCACCTAGATGCTTTGAGTTGTTCTTGTAATGATCTATTTTCCCACCATAAATGATCCTTTTTTTAAGGTTTTTGGCTGTTCTGTATATCTTTTTAGTGTTCTTTCTTAAATTATCATTAAATGCAAAAGCAAAGAAGATGTACTCATTTGTCTCTATGTATCCTATAATCCCATTGCCTTCTAATTCTATAATGGTATAATGTTGCCCAAAAAAGAAATCTAGCTCGTCCTCTACATTATCTTTTGGATCATACTCTATAAAATTACGTGCCACATATCGTAGTTTATCCTCAGGAGTCATTCAATATTCTTCTAACTGAGTGTTCTATTTCTTTTAGCTTTAGCTTTTGCTTATTCATCTCTTTGTTTAGTAAGACTCTCGCATTGTATTCTGCTAAGTAAGCCTCATAAATCTCTTCTTTTGTCCAAGAGTCTAGCTTTTCTTGTTCTTCTTCTGTTAATGCTAAATCAGTCATATTGACTCCAGTTTACACTATTTGATTGTTGTCTCATTTCTGGTGTTACCTTTCTTCTTGTAAATGTTAGCGGGAATAAGTGTGCTACTAAATACCCTATTGCATCAATACCATTATTATCATGACCATTCTTTTTGTCTGGCATCCTAGTTCCTTCGTCATATGCTTGCTGTTCTGTGGCTTTTGTTAGCTTAGGGCATGTAATTGTATTAATGAAGCATCTTCGCTCTCCTTGAGCGTTACAGTACATGCTGTTTAAGCCATTAACTCTATCCATAACTCCTGGATTTTTGCTGTTTACTCTTATATTGAATCCTGCTTGTCTTAGTAGTTTAATATCACTATCGTTTCCACTAACAGATTTTCTAGCGCTACCTGCTGCATCTGGATAACAATATACTTTTCTTCCTGCATATTTAGCTTCTAATACTTGAACTAACTCTGGAGTATCGAATAGTCCTATGAACTCATCTACTGCAAAAGCTTTCTGATCCTTTATAATACATGCTACTGCAGACATAGCTCCAACATTGAAGTCAATACCGATATGTATATCTCCAAAGCCTTCATCTATCATTGACGTATCATTAAGAGTACGATCATACTGTGTATATACGTTACCACTTGTTAAGTTTGTAAACTCTCCATTAATATAAGCGTCAATTAGTTCTGCAGGATATTGCGCTCTCATTGTTTCTATGTAATCTGCTGGCAAATGATAGTTATCTGTGGTTTTAGCTCTTAATAGTTTCTTATTATCTCCTGCTTCCTCTACAAAGATCTTATAAAATGCTCGATAACCTTCTGGAGTAGATACAATTACCATTTGTCTTACGTTTCCTACCCTGATACGTCCTAGTAATTTAATGTAAGCGTTATATGCAAGAGCTGGCTTAGCTGTATCAAACTCATCCATTACTACATACGCAGCATTAATACCAATAAGTCTCTCGTATCCTTCCATTGATTTACATATTATTCTAGTTTCTTTACCTTCGATAGTGCAATAAAATATTGATTGCGCTGCTTTGTATTCAAATGGTACTCCGAAGTATGTGAGCGCTTCTTTTAATTCTGGTATTAAGATCTGTTCTAATAGTGGAAAGTTTGGTTCTGTTACAATTCCATCACATCCTGGATTCGCTTGTGCTAACATTACAGCCTTACGTGCTACTGCGAAGGTTTTCCCTGCACCGAAACCGCTTACTAATCCTAATATTTTAGTGGTGGTATCTTTTATTAGTGCGTACTGATGAGGTAATAACTTTAAGTCTTTAGTCATTGCTTGTTCCTTGATCTAAGTCTATCTGATCTAGCGGAGAATTTCTTCTTGCCATCTCTTCTTTTTCTTCTTTTACATATCTAACTAATGATCTCCAATCTTCTACAGTAGAAGATGCCCAATTAACAATTCCTGTTACTACTCCTACGACTATTGACTGAAAAAACAGCCAAAACACTACTGCCGAGTATCCAATAAACAGCAGCGGAGTCAGTAGAATTAGTTTAATCATTATTTTTCCTTAGATTTATTACATCCATTGTTATATTTTACCATAGTTGCCTCAAATACATCTTTACACTCAACCTGTCTTCCATCCTCGAATGTTACTATGTATTTCTTTTTATCGTAACTTGTTTGTATTACTGCTCTCATCATTTATCCTTTTTATGTTCTAAATAAAGCCTATCGTAGCCTGCTACCCGACTACATAAATAATATTTACAAGGCTGTTCCTTTCAAAATAAGCTCATCTGATAATAATCAGACTACTGCATTGTTTTCGCTCCGTTTGATAGACTTTATTTAAAACACTAATACTCTAACTAGAATCTACAAGGTCGCAACATACCCAGCATTATTTAATATTATTTAACAAGGAAAGTTTCCTTTCTAATTAAGCTCGTCTATCTTTTAATAGACTACTGCATTGTTCTTGCATTTAATAGATTCTAATTAAAGTATTATTACCGTTCCAGTATCCAAAGACAGCACTTAAAAACTGCTTCTGGCTCTGTTTCCGCATAGAACTCTGTTTGTTCTACATTATTTACTCTGCATATTGCTCCACGCTTCTCATCTATGCAAGACCATAGCTGCTCGTGATGTCTATACGCCCATTGTTTGCATAAGTGCGCTAACTCTCCTTTACTTATCGAAAGCCATTCATCTGTAGTAAATACTCCATAGATAATTGTATCTTTTTCTAAGTCATCCTCATTTACAAATCTAAGCTTTCTGTTTATTACTAGACTTAATAGTTCTGGATTAATCATCTTTCTTATCCTCTACTATATTAATTACTGTTGTTGCACTTTGACCTTCTCCTGCATTAACTTGAGCTGCTACTTGCATATTAGAATGTCTTTGGTTTACTCCTAGCGTTAATGATACTTTATCTATACCATCTGCTAAATTCTTTAGATCACTAGCATTTAGTTCTCTTGCTTGGAATTGTTGCATGCCATCACCTACATTGATCTTCTCTTCTACAGTACCTTTTCTTATCATCTTCACTTTTCTATCTAGTAATGCTTCACTTACTGATTGTATTAACCCTTTATGCCTTACTAAGCGTTCCGCAGTTTGGAACACTGCGTTCCTTTTCTCGTCTGGAAGCTCTATGCACTCTTCTACTAAAGAGATATGGCGATCGACTAGGTGTTCCAATTCAGGGTCTATTTCCTTAGTTAGTCTACTTACTGTTGCTAATCCTACCTTATGCTTTTTAGACAATTCTCTTTGTGAGTATTTGCCCGTATGGTAGTCTGCTAATATGTTGGTCTTTTTAGATTCTGCTAATGCCATTCTATTCTTTCAAATAAGCTACAGCCAAACCCTTGCTCAAGAAACCCTTCAACGTAAAGTTTGTTACAGTCGAGACACCCATTCTCCATATCGGAAACTGTTGTGTTTTGTGCATGTTTACAATTCTCACAAGTTCTTGCCGTAAGGTCAGTGGACATAATATACTCAACTACTATTCCAACATCATCTCTTTCTTCAGAATAGTTCAGTAGTCCGTCTTGCGTCTCTAGTCTTTTTTCAATTTTTGCTAGAGATCTTAGCACTTCTGTTTTAGTCATTACATTCCCCTGTATTCAGCAAAGTTGTTTGCTATCCACAAGTAGTTGTCTCTATCGTCTTCGCTGTCATTCTTAGCATGTTGCAGTCTTGTATAGTCTTCATTTACTCCAAAGTAATCTTCTTCTTGAGTATGTTCTAGCTTTTTCTCGATTGCTTCTATTCTTGCTGACTTCATTAGAGCCATCATGTTACATACATCTTCTGTTGATACACTAACACCTAGATAGTCTGTCCATAATCCTGATATTCTATTGAAGTTATCCCCATAGACTCTCTTTCTCTCTATGATTAGTTCTTTTTCTACATTCATTACCAGCCTCCTTTATTCCACTGTGTGCTTGATAGTCTTTCGTAATACGTATTGTTCTTAATTCCAGACGGTTCTATTACTGTTACTTTATTCTTCTTCATGAACTCTTCTATTAATTGAGCATCATTTTTAATAACTTCTTTTGTTCTGTGTTTTTTATTCTCTGCTACTGCTGCAAGCTTTTCTTTTGCACTCATTCTAGCAGTTAATGCAATTTTTGGCTTCTCTTCAACTACTAAAGCTGGCTTTATCGCTATCTTTGGCTTACTTATAGTTATGTGAGTTCTTTCTGGTGCTGGTTTTGGCTTTCTCTTTAATCTTTCTTCTGCTTTTACCTTGTTTGTGTGTATTTCTCTACAACCAGGATTGCAATATCTTTGCATCTTGCTAACTCTTGGAACAGTTTTACCACACTCTTCTCTTTCGCAAGTAACATAGGTAACTTCCTTCTTGACCTTCTTCTTTTTAGGCTTAGTATGTTTTGTTACTCTATGATAATACTCTTTTGCTCTGCATCTAGGATTGTCACATACGTCTAATTGAACTCCTGTCTTTGTAACAGTTACGTGTTCTCCACATGCGCAATACTTAGGAGGTAACTTTGCATTAACTTCTCTTGCTTTTCTCTTCTCGTCTTCTCTAAACTGGTTAGTTCTACAGTTAGTTCCTATACAAAACTTTTGCGTTGATCTTTTTGGCTCAATCTCTTTACCACACTTCTCGTAACTACATACTATCATCTTGTCTCCCTACGTGTATATTGCTGATAATAATATTGATCCCATTGCTATAATCAACATTACTATAAACATTGTTCTTTCTCTGTCGTCTCTGTCGTCTTCTAAGTTCCATTTACTCATCTAATGTACCTTTTAATCTTCTTATTTCCCTAAGAGCTGCTTCTATTTTGTTTGTTTTTTCTTGCAGTTCTTTTTGTAGTTTTTGCACTTTTCTTTCGTATGCTATTAGTATTTTATCAAAACACCTTTTTGCTTCTACTCTATTCATGAGCGTACCAACATAGGGGCGTGATCCCCTAGTATTGCGAAGGTTGCTCTTCAGTAGATTCTTCTTCTTCTTCTACTTCTGATCTTTTAGCTAACATGTCAAAGAAAGCTCTTGTTTCTGGATCATCTAACTGATCTTCTGTGAACGAAAATGTAGATGTGATTCTGTAAACAGTTTCAGTCTCTACTACGCTGTCGCTTGGTGCTATTTTATTCAAGTCCATCATTGTTGAACTCCTTATTTGATTTTAGAAAATTATCAAACACTGTCTGATTCAATACTAATTCTGCAATTACACCTTTACGGATCAATTCTGCCTGTCTTGGCTGTCTTTTTTGTAGCTTGTAGAATGTACTGGCCTTCATCTGTGACAATGATATAATCTCTTTGTTTGTAATTTTCATAAGTTTATTATATCAGAAAGTAGATTAAAACACAAGGTTCTATCTACTTAATTTTTAATTATACCCTTAGCCACCTAGTAGTTGTTCGCGCTTTCATCATGCTGCCAGCGTTTCCGACTGGCTTAAGCATAGGTATATTAAAAGGGAATCTCTTCGTCTTGTATGTTCATCTGCTGATGTGGTTGTTGTTGAGGTTGCTGGTATGATTGTTGCTGAGGTTGTCCTTGCTCACTATCTTTTTTGCTCTCCATAAATTTAAACTCTTCTACTTTTAAAGTATGTCTTGATCTTTTTTGACCATTCTGATCTTCCCATTGTTCAAATACTAATCTACCTTCTAGTAAAACCTTAGATCCTTTTCTCATGTATTGTGCAAATGCTTCAGCACCTTTACCAAACATTGAGAAATCCATAAAGCAAACTTCTTCTCTCTGCTCTCCGTTAGATTTAAACTTATGTGATGTAGCTATTGCTGATTTTGCTATTGCTACTCCTGATGGTAAATGTTTTAATTCAATATCTCTTGTAAGATTTCCCGCCATTATTACTTTATTATACATAAATTTCTCCTGCTACTGCTTCTTTTAAGCCTTTTCCCATACTAAACTTCACTACTCTTTTACTTGGCACTTCTACCTTTTCTAATGTTACTGGATTCTGATGAGTTCTTCCTTGTCTAGTTTTAACTGAAAACGTCCCAAATCCTACAAATCTTACATCTTCTCCACTCTGTAAAGCTTCTAATATTGCTTCAAACGTACTATCTACTGCTTTAGCTGCAAACACTTTTGTTGATCCTGTGCTTAGTGCTACTCTTTCTGTTAATTCTCTCTTATTCATCTTGATTCCTTGTCATATTGTTCTTTTAATTTTTTTGCATATTCGCGTTGTCCTGCAATAGGATACATTTCTCTAAACTTTCTTGACGTCCCATGAGGACTCATCTCGTTACCCAAATGGTGTTGGATACACAAGGGAATTATCTCATAATGATTCTTTACATCAGAACTCCTTTCTTTAATGTGATGCAGCTGCGTGTCGTAAGATCCACATACAAAGCATGGTATCATCTGCTGCTTTGCCCAGTTAAGATATTTAAGCTCATCATCATTAGTGATTCTCTTAGATTTTTTAACCTTCTTTGGCTTATTCCACTTAAGCTGCTCTTCTTTACTATACATTTTTGTCTTCCCATAGATCTCTTGAAGGAAATGGAGGAATTGTCACTCCTTTAGTAGCAAATGCTGCTGTTATAAAATCTATTGTTTGATCTATTTGTTTTCTTTTTAACTTAGTAGTACTGCTAATATCAAATACTTGTTTGATAGTTGCCTTCACTATTTGAGTTTTTACTAGATCCATACTCCATTCAATATCATTACCAAATACCCCCTGCATATACATTGCTTGAGAATTAAGAACATCTGCAATCTGCTTGCAATAAAGATGTAAAGCCCTATTTTGCTGCAGCGTTCTAGTATTTAGGTTATTAATATCAATTACATAGATTCCGTCACTTAATGTTGTTAAATTTTCAAAATCTTTCTCATCAAGTGGAGTTAATACTGCTCCACTCTTTGTTAAATTAACTTTCA